AATAGCTGGATTACGCTTCATTTTGCCTTCTTCAAGACCTTCTTTAGTAATCTTAAATGACGCAATTGGTGCTGACTTAAGAGCAGGGTCACCCCATAGTTTAACTGCTTTGTTGATTGCTTCAAACGCAGAACGAGCTTTAACTTTTTGTGCCGCGCCTTTCTTTAATTTATTAACTGGCTTTTGAACAGTGACTGTCCAAGTAGACATAGCGGCTTCTCTTAATTCATTAAACCTTTTCATTTTTCATTTCCTTTTTAGATTCGGCTGCTTTACGACGGGCCAAGATTCTTTCTACGAATTTACGGCCGGTCTTAGTTCTTCCGTCGTAATCTTTTTTCTTCTTTTTCTTAACAGCGTCAGCTGGAAGTGAAACACCAGCACTAGCTACTGAATTAGCAGCGGCGTCTTCCCACATATCGTTAAATGATTTCATCGTTTTAAGTCCGCGCTTGTTACTAGTATGTTTTGTTTAGTTAACATATGTGTTACTTCGTATATGTTTAAACCAAATATGTTGCCATGAGCTTCTGTAAAATCAATAGCTTCTACCTTAGTATTTATAAAAGCTATCACTTCACCAGTCACAGGAGATGCAATTGATTGAGTTAATAAGTATGTTCCAGGAGATAATTTATCTTCAGTATCAAACCATGCTACGCTTTCTGATATATCAGTTTCAGTAAAGTTTTCGATATCTTCAAAGACCTTATCTAAAACTTCTCTAATTTCGTCATCAGTAAGACCAGTGTTTTCTTTGATCAAATATAAAGCTGAAGCATAAGATGCTAGTTTGCTTCCGCCACCAGGTATCTTATTAAGTAATCGCTTTATATTAAAAACTAATCTGTGGAATACTGTATACGCTGATTTTTCTTGTGGCGTTTTTCTATCTTTAGCTTTCTTAAGGATCTTTCCTTCAGCGTCGATAATGCCTAGTTCATAAGCATCGGTCTTATCCCAATCTGATACTAATAACTTTAGAAATCTAAAGGCATAGAATAAATCTGCTGTGCGTGATACTACACTCATTAAAGTTTCCTTAATTTGTTTATTACGTTCTGATCTAATGGTATTTCTACCTTAGCGTCTTCGTGTAAATAATTCAAGAAGATTAAAAAGGTCTTAATAGCTGAGTAATGTTCTGGTTCTACTTTAAACCACATCATTCTATTAGCTGCGTCGATACCAAATACGTTGTATAAAACAATAATATGGTTCAATATGAGTCTTTCTTGTAAATCGCCATATTGTTCATAACGTCTAAGTAATCTTTTAAGATATTTAAATCTTGTCAAATCTTCTCTAAACTCTTCTATGTCACAACACTCAGGATTATTGTAGTGTTGTGACGCAAAGAGTTCAAAGTTTCTACTAGTTAGTGTATCAAATAATTTCATCATATATTATATATAACTAGTCTTCTTCATTCTCAGCTTCGTAATTAGCGTCAACCCAATCAAAGAATTCTTTCTTCTTGTCGCCTTTAAGATCTGCTGGAGAATCAACACCAAACTTCTTAAGAGCTTTATCAAAGAATGCTTTATACTTAGCTTTGTCTTCTAATAGACTATTCATCTGAATAGCTTCGTCAAGCATAGCGTCGTCTACAACAATAGATTCATTAGCTAATTGTAAAGCAGCTGCTACTTCTTTATCTTTAGATAGACCTTTCATCATCTTTTCGATTTTCTTAACAGCACCAGTCATATCACCACCCATATTAAGAGCAGTTTCTACAGCTTTCTTAACTAGTTTTTTATCAGCTGATTCGTCAAGATCTTCATTAGTAACTCGTTTGTACAAGTCAACTTTATTATCCCAAGCCCAATCGTCTTTAGAGAAGTTCTTATTCTTCTTAGCTTTAGAATACTCACTACTTGATAAACTGTCATTATTTTTTGGATGTGATCTAACTGCTTCTTTAACTACAGAACCATCTTCTTTTTCGCCAGACTTCTTAACTTTGTGCTTGCCTTTAAACTCTTTTTCGCCTTTAGCTTTTGGCTCAGCGACTTCGTCTACAGGCTTCTCATGGGTATACCCATCATCAGCTAATGCTTTATGTTCTTTAGGATCTTTAGCAGTTTTAACATCGTCACCTTTGTACATGTCATGTGGATATTTAACATCTTCTACTATACCGCGTACAGCTTTAGTTAGGCTTGCGATTATATCGTCTTCATATGTTTTCATTAATATTCTCCTATTTTATGAAAAGCATGCCCGTAATAGCTGTGGCGGCCGCCGCAATTACTATCCAGAACAATTTGTTTATTACACTTACAGTTGCAGCGTTTTCACGTACAATCTGATCTAATTTATCAACTCTTTGTATAAGACCTAATATTTGAATACCTTGCTGTTTATTTATCTCAACAAGCGTTATAATTTTTTCCTCAGCACGAGCTAAAGCGATGATAGCTTCCGCCATCTGATCGATTTTCTTCTCAATCCGGTCAAGCCTTATTTGATGCTCGGCTCGATCTTGTTGCGCATTAGACATACTTGTAAACCCTACATTTTAGGGGAGTAACCCCTTTAATTAATCTATGGTATTCGTCCTTACGTATGTCGAATACCATTCCTTTTTTTAATAGCCAAGGCAAACATTTCTGCATCTGAAATTGCCAGCCTTCGCCTTCTAAAATTTCTATTTCTCGATCTTCAAAGTCTCTATGCCATACGAACTCAGCATCTTCGCAAGTCGGGTCAAACGTTCTTATCTCGCCATCTTCCCAATACGGTCTACCAAAAGTAATTTCCACCACCTTTAAGCCCCAAGTCTTTAGCATACTTTGGGAGGCGACACGCCCAATAGCCTGCTTTCATCTTATCGGTCTTCGTATCACATTTATGACGAGCTGCAAAGCTTTTTGCTGCATCCTTATCGCCAATTTTAGATGTAAGACCACCCTTTTCGTCGCCAAATTCGATTTTCTTTACGTTACCAGTCTTAGGGTTTTTAACGTAAACAACATATTTCTTTTTGCCACTAGATCTACTAGGCTTATTAAGCTCAGGATCTCTACCTTCGTCTATCTCGATCATAGGTTGTTCTAAAGGGACTTGAATACCTTCATAGATACCAAACCTTTCATCGAGGTGTTCGACGAAGCTATGCATTATTTGCCCGTCCAAGTTCTTACGACTTTACTCATAATCATCTTGATAGCTACTTGATATGCCCAGCCATGGCCATACCAACTATGGAAAGTGTGGTTCTTTTCTATTTGATCTTTACCACCGAATTTCTTAGTCCAGTTATCAATATATTCGCCTTTGTATCTTAATACCGCGTGATTGGCTTCTGACTTACTAGGTCCTACTAAACAAATACCAGCTTGATGGGTAATTAACATCCACCACATTTTAAAGTGACTTTCGCCACATAATCTATAAAGAATTGACAGAGAATAATCTTCACAATCTCCAACGAATTTGCCATCAGAATCAGCCGAATATATAATCTTCCATGCGTCGCTCATACCGTATTGTTCTTTATCGTATCGGTACTTCCAGCCTTTATTAAAAGCTTTTATCATTTTATTTCTGGCTTTAATTTCTTCACTAATCATTTCTTTTGTCCCTTTATCCAATTAACTGCAATGTGATTCTCAGGAGGTTTAGAAGCCCAAGTTTTTATTCTTTTAAATGCGCTTTGTGTTTGTCCATCAATATCTGAATCGTTAGAATTATCAACAATAATTAATCTATTTCTAAATAGACCTTGAAATTTACCAATGTTCTTTTGTACGTCTTTCCACATACCCGTTACCATACCTTTATCTAGGGTACGAGTTCTTTGATCGTTTCTATCTAATGCTGTTTCTAAATCAGTATTAACAAATATCATATGTACAGCATATCCAATATCTCTTAACATGTCAACTTGTTTTTTAATCTTAGCATAATCCTTGCCAGTACCATCAATAACAAGACCTAATCTACCTTCAAGTGCCATAGTCATCTGTTTGCCAGTTATAGCTTTAGCCTTAGCTCGTATAGATTGACCTTGAGCTGAAGCAATATCTTCTGGAGCAGATGTAAGTCCAGCTTTAGCTAAACCTTTCTCAAAAGGCTTATCTGAATTAATTAATCTAAATCCAAGAGCTTGAAGCGCAGTTTTACCTACAACAAATGATTTACCAGAACCAGGGCCGCCAGCTAAGAATATAGCTTTAAATATAGAAGGATCATTTACACCCTCCATTAGCTCGATATGTTCTTTAAAATTATCCATTAATCTTCCTTACGCTTTTTCTTCTTTGATGCATCTTTAAACGCTTTATCTGTTGGAGCGCCTTTAGAACCAGGCTTTCTCATTTTCTCGTCAGATCCACCTTTAATTCTCTTACGTTTTTTATGTATGTTATCCCATAGGCCAGGTTTACCTTCCATCATATCTTTAAATGATACCATTGCCGGAGGCGTTTGACCTGGTGTTTCAGCTGCATATTTCTTTAATACTTTTGGTTCGCCAACTCCACCACAGTTTTCTAGTAACTCAACTGAGTCTATCCATACTCTCTTTTTCCATTCACCAAATTCGACTACTAAGAAGTTAGTACCACATCTTTTAATAACGCCAATTTGATTTGTTTCTTTTAGTACGACTTCGTCACCTTCTTTAAAAAGGTTACCTTCAATGAATTGTTCTCTTTGTGGTGATACTGGATCTAGTTCGATATGTTTGCGGTGGTGGTGAGTTTCTTTTAATCCAAGGCTTTTTCTAATTGCGTTAAACAATGATTTTGAATCTTTATAACCTTTTGGCATACCTTTTGTGAAGTTTTCTAAATCGTTTTCTGATGCGTATAACCTTAGCTTAGATGCTGACATACCAGCAACGCCATCGGCATCTGGATCTCTTTCGCCAGCTGAAACTACGCTTACACCGTTTTGGAAATTATAGAAACCATGTCTAGAATCGACACCGTTATATTTGTTAAGTAATACATCAAATTCTTTTAATCTATCTGAACCAGCAACCATTGTTACTGATGTATAACCTTGTGAATATAACTTAACACAAATATCTAATGCGTTTCTGACATCAGCATCAGCCATTACGCTACGAGCATGTTTTGGGAACATCTTACGTAAAAACTTTACTTTCTCTTTAAAGGACAATGGATTCTTTTTAGGGTCTTGCGACTTTGAGCCGTATATGCGATATGGATTACTACCTGCAGTCGCTTTTAGCTTGTCAAAAAGTTTCTCATGACCTGAAGTTGGTGGATTGAATCTACCAAAGACGAAGAATACTTCGCCCTTAGCTTCAGTTAAATATTCGCTAAAACTCTTAAATTCCATATTATTTATCAGCACCTTTACTTTTCAGTTTAGCTCTATCAGCCTTTTTAATTGCTGGTAGTAACTTTTTAGCAATCTTAGCAATTGCGCCTTTTTTACTAGCTAAACGCTTTTCAATACCAGCTCTGCCAGCGAATGATAGATCACCTTTCTTTTTATTCTTAAGTATTTTTTGTATCATTATATCGCGAGCCTTTTTAGTGGCGCGACCTTTGAGTTTTTCTGGAGATGCTAGTTTACGAGCAGCTTTCTTTTTACCTAATGCGATCTTAGATTTATTCTTTCTGAAACTAGCTTTCATTTTCATGCGATGCTGAAGAGTCATGGCTTCTGTAGTATCTTCTACAGAGTCATCACTGAATTCTTCGTTATGTTCTTTAAAAGTTTTCATGGTTATCCTCGGTTCCATTTAGTTAGGGCTATCCCAACCTTTAATAATATCCTTACTGAAGTTATTAGTAGAAAATTCTAATCTATCAACAAGTTTTACTGCTCCACCTTCCATACGATCTATAGCAACAAAACCTTCTGGGTTGGTTACCTTAAATCCGGATTTAGTCTTCACAAAAGTACCTATTTTGTTTAGACTATTAAGTTTATTTATAATAATTAATTTGCTATCTACGACTAAATTTTGTAAATCGAATACATTTTGTAAGTTTTTTATGTTTGAAGCATCAAAGAATTTAAGTAATTCATCACGTTTTGTTGATTGAGTGTCTTTACCCTTTTGTGATTTTCTTTTATCAATCTCTTTTTGATAACGTTCTTGGACAAAGGTAATAAGACCCATTGCATGAGACTTAGTATTAGTAATTCTTTGGCCTTCTCTAACTTTCCTATTATTATATACATTAATAACAAGGTTTAATTCTTTGTTTGATTCTAGCTCTTTTAGTGTAGAACCTGATATTTTTCTAAATAACTTACCAGCAGCTGAAAGTTTGCTGTTAAGCGCTTCAGTTTCAGATTTAGTTAGTGTTGCAGTACCAGACAAATCAGGTAATGTGGCATCAACCATCCAAACGTCCTTTGACGGTTTTAACTTTGAAACAATTGGTCTACCAAACTCAGCTCTCATCGTTTCGAAAGTCGCACCACTATAGATTGTATGCCAGACAATTCCAATCTTAGCTGATCCAATTTCCTTAGCAAGAGGTTGATCAAGAGGTACTGCGTAAGCGATAGTATTAGGATGAAATACAATATGAGGTACTCCATCTATTTTTTCCTTTTTAAGATCTGATTTATCAAACATAAAGTCGCCTTGAATGACGCCTTTTACACCAAGAGGCTTAATATAATCATAGGCCATTTTTAGTTTTGTACTTAGATCACCACTAGTATCAGCATCAATATCTTCATGAGACTTATAAATCTTTGGATTAGCATTAAAGATACCTTTCTTAGCAACAAAGAACTTACCGTCAGATGGATCTTCTCCAGCAAATACAGCAGGAGCTCCATCCCATTTAACAGTGATGTCAACTGAAGATTTAGCGCTACCCGATAACATATCTCTTAATGATCTTAATGCGAGTATAGCTTGTCTTGCGCCTTTTACTCCACCATCAAGAATCAAATCTTCAAGGTGCTGCATGTGCGTGTTCTTTCCAGCTGCTTCGGCTAGTTGATTTTTAAAACTTTTCATTATATTTCCTTACTCGTTCCAACAATTTTAGCTTTAGGAAAGATTCCAACTCGTGCGTTAGGTACTGTAACTCCACCAGCTCGTGCAGCTCCTCTTCGAGCTTGGTATCTGATAAAGTAATAAGCTTCAAATTCGCCTTTTGGTATATCTCCGTTATTACCTTTATGAGTTGATGTAATTTCGTATGGACCAGCGCCAGAACCTTTAAGAGACATATTACCAAGATGGAACTCATCAACATTGTGAATACTCGCTTCACCACCGTATTCTGGACCGAACACTGATTCTAAAACTAATTGTTTGTCTTTGATTTTTCTATAAAATGACTGGCCAGATGCTAGGCCTTGTGGTACTTCAGCCAATACGGCTTTCATAAACTTTTGAATATCTTTGTTTGACGCGTATTGCTTGTATGATAAACCACCATACTGTTGATAATCTTTAGCTGATCTTCCAGCCTTATGTGAAATGTATGCTTGTGGCTCGCCCTTAGCATCAACTAGAGTCATATCAGATTTTGGTTCTTTACCTTGATATTTACCTACGGTCTTTACCATAAGAGCAACATCAACCTTTCTACCATTAATCTTCATAGATACTTGACCTAGATTTTCTTTAATTAATATAGCATTAAGCTTTTCGTTGAAGTCTTTCATTGCTGCGTCTTCTTTACTAGTACCAGATCCTTGACCTTTACCACCAAATGATGGAGTCTTAAGGAAACTATTAGGTACTTTGAGTTCGCCAGCACTGGTCTTTACAGTCATAGAAGATTTGCTAATAGGAAACTTACCATCATCAGCCGTCATAAATGCTTTAACTTTTTCTAATTCAGATTTATTGATAATGACATCAGTTGCTGTTGTAGTTTGAAAGGGTAAACCTGCAGCTACTTTCTTAACAAAGTTAGCTGGTCTGTTTTCGTCTTTACGTAGATCTCCAATCTTTAAAGCATTGAATGGTCTAGTAAGTTCTGTTAAGTAATGTTTGAATGATAGCATCGCGTCTTCCCTTTTATCCTCTTTAAATAAAATTACAATACTATTTATACTATTTTTTTACCTACTGTTTAGGCTTATAGTCTTTATTAGGTACTACGTTTTCGTTTTCATCACACTTTATTATGCCGATAGTCTCAAGCATTTCAATCATTCTAGCACCGCCTTCGTTTATACCAATCATGTAAGACGTCCATGCGGCTCCGAGTATAGTAAGTACGACTACGAATATTTCAAGATAGATCAATATTATTCTCCATGTATTTTTCAACTGGCTTAAGTTCAATAAACTTTCTACGCGACTTTGAAAACTGCTTCATAGGTTTATTGAACTGAATGTATTCTGTTGTTCCTGATTTGCGATACCCCACTAATTGACTTTGTGAGTTTAAGATATAAACATGATTAGGAATGTTATCATCCCATTCGGTTATTTCTTTAAATGCCTTTAATTTATCGCTCATAGATATATATGTCCATTTTTAATGCATGTCTCATAGGAAGGTTTTGATCATAAGCTCTTGGCCCTAAACCATCAGCAAGTGCTGGGGCTGTACGAGGTCCACGTGGCTTTGCACATACTCTCCATTGAATACCATTAGATAGCTTTGATATTTTATTAGTAGCTTTAGTTAACTTTCTAAGCTTTTCAAGATTAAGCATATCGTTTGCTGATAAAATGTCTAATGTAGTTATATAAAATTTGCTGTCTCTCATATTAATATCCTTTGCTCATGTGACTATAACAATCTTTGTTTTCGTTATCTAGTGGCAATCCACAGATACAGAATTCTGAATCTGTATCAAGGGTTGTATCAACTAAGTCTTTGATGATGTCATCGATATCGTCTATCATACCATTGCTCCAATACCAGTCCAAGTAATTTTTTTAGCGTCGTAACCATCAAATAAGTTACCTCTAGCATAATTAGTAGCAGGTTTGTCGTAACTAGCAGCCATTAGCATATCGCCAACTCTAAATGATTTATCAGTTTTATTATCTGTTGCTTTTTTAGGAGATTTTTTAACAATGAAACCACAAACAGAAGAACTACCATTATCACATAGTCTTACTAACTTGATGTAGTTTCTACCTTCTTCTAAGACGTATTTGTCTTCTATGGTAAATTTAAATTCAGAATGGAGTTTGTCTTGCATGAGGCTTAATAGGGTTTTTGTTTCAGTTATTAAGTTTTCCATAATGTAGAACCTTTCTTTATTATTTAATATAGGTATATTATATCATAAAGAAAGGGGTGTGTATACGTTTATTTCACTTCTGTTTAGATCATTTAGTTATAATGATATGTCCATTGGGAATATCTTGTGTATAACATCAGCACAAGCTTTAGCTATCTCAGCATGTTCTTTTTGAGTACCATTAGCAGCTCTTAGATCCATATAATGAATCCATGAACGTAATGTACCATTGACATACATACGAGAGTTAGTCAGTCCTTCAGGTAATACAGCTCGAGCTTGTTCTTTAGCGATACCTTTATCTATTGCCCAGTCATAAACTTCACGACTTTGACGAATAAGAGTCATTTGTTTCATTCTAAAGTCTTCGTTAATTCTACGCTGGCCTTCATCATTAGGATCTATATCGATACTAGCCTGGCGATTCTTTGGATCTTGTAGTCTAGCGTCACGAGTAACAAATGATAGATCTTTAGTTGGATCTGCATATCGTTGAGAAAACTCTTGAAAAGAGAACGATCTATGACGAAGTATCTGACGTGCTATATCCCTAGTGGTATCAATTTCTAAACAAACTGATACCATTTCTAGAGGGCTCCAATGTTTGTGTTTAACTAAATACTGGACTAATTTCTCAGACGTTGCTTCATTATTTTGGTTACTAGGATTTGATACCCTAGCACAGAAAGCCACCATTTGTAATAAATCATTTGATATATCACTACCAGCTGGTGGTTGACTGTACGACATTAGTTTAACATTAAACATATTTTACTATTAATCCTTTTTTTCTAAATAGAGTTGAACTTCACAAGCAATAAGTGTTACACTTACCACCAACTGTACTGGATCAAATATAACAAAACCAGTAACAAGACCTACAAGGCCAATTAACATTCCAGTGCCGATAGCACCACGTGTTTTCATAAATTTACTTAGCATATTGTTTCTCCTTATACTTTAAAGTTTGCGAATGAGTCTTTGGTATTGTCGTTATTGCCCCAAGTCGCGATTGGTTTATCAGGGATAGTCATATCAGACATAATGTCAGATTGAGCTGATTCTTCAACATCATATAACTTCATTCTAGCTCGATCAATACCAATTACGAACCTTTTATACTTACTTACATCGTTGTAACGATTTTTTAACTGCTTAACCATAACTTGATTTAGTTCATCTAATTCTTCAGTAGCAATCAAAGCAAACATTAAATCAGCTGTGGCCGGTAAACCAAAAGATTCAGAAGTATCTTCTAATCCAACATCGGTGTTACCAAAACCAGATCGTGTAGTTTGAGTTGCTGTCATAATTGGAACATTAAACTCAATAGCTAAACCACGTAGTTCTTCAGCAATAGCTTTGATGTATGTATAACTATTAATACTTCCACCCATTGCTTTCATACGAGAAGATGAACATATGTTAAGATAATCAATGTAAATCATATCAGGAACAAACTTCTTCTTCATCTTCATTTCATTTAACAATGCTCTAAAGTGACCTGAATGAGCGCTACCTGTAGGATATTGTTTAATGATTAGTTTACCAATAGTACCCTTTGCTATCTTTTGAATCTTCTGTGAAAACGCGTCTTTAGATAACGTTTCAAGTTGTTGTATTGGTAGATCCATAAGATTAGCATCAATACGTTCAGCTATCTTTTCTTCAGCCATTTCCATGGTAATATATAATACGTTTTTCTCTTGTTGTAAAACTGCAGCTGCGTTATGACACATGAACAACGATTTACCAACACCAGTACCAGCAAGACAAACATTCAACGTTTTGTTTGGAATACCACCTTTAGTGATTTTATTAAAGTAATCAAGATCAAACGGTATTTTTTCTTCAGTACTATTATAAAAATCAAAGCGACTATCAGCATCATCGATGTAATCATGACCAATTTGTTGATCAAATGATACACCAAGTGCTGTTGATAAGATTTCAGGAATAGCGCCTTCGCTTCTATTCTCGTCCTTCCCATCAATGATTTGAATAGAATCCATAATCGCTAGATATACAGCACGATCTTTACACCACTTTTCAGTTTCGACAATAAGATATTCAGTATCTAAATCAGTCTTAGTGCCAATTTCTTTAATAAGACCAGCAGCTTCATTTAGCATTTGGTCTGGTGCAGATACTTTTTGTAATTCAATATCTAATACTCTACCCGTTGGTAGTTTATTGTGAACAGCGACAAAACCTACAATAAGATCAAATACTATCTTGTAACAACCTTCAAAGTATTCTTTTTGAATGTATGGTATTACCCTACGACAGTATTCTTCATTATTTAGTAGATGGCTCAGTACGTGTGTTGGGATCTCGTTCTGCAATTTCTGTCGTTCCTTTTTCAATAATATGAGTTAGCAAATCACCTAAGTAATTGTTAAATTTTTCATCTTTACACAAGTCATCATGATCAAAATCACCAGGATCATTAATGTTAAACGTAAATGATAGTGTGGCCATTCCTAATGCGGAATCTTCCTTGATGGACACAGTACCATATATAAATCTAACACCATCAAACGGTGAATTATCAGTTAAGTGAATTGCGTAAAAATCAGATTCAGGATGTTCAACTGTAATGTAATGGTTATCCATAACCTATGGTCCTTGCTCTGGATCAAATTCGATTAACGACTTATGACCAATTTGGTATTGACCAATCAAGAAGTCTTTAAACTTTTGAGTAGTAAGAATAGGTTCCCAGAATTCATCTTCTTTAGTTACCTTTTCACGTACCTTAGGTTCGATCATTTCGCCTGTATCTTGATCTACACGACAGTACCAACCATTGTTAGGCTTAACAACAAAGCCACCAGCAAGCGCGATTTCAAGCAGACCTGAATTACGTTCAACACCACCATCCCAAGATACTGAAACTGGAATCTTAGATTTTTCTTTAACCATTCGAGACTTTTCAACATTGATAATAAAATCATATCCAGTAACTTCCATTCCGGTTTTATTCTGTCTACGACCTAAAATCCAGATATTATCAGCGCTGTAATAAATACCAGTACCACCTGAAACAACAGCTTTAGGAAATAGACCCATCTCTTGATATGTGTGGTTGATTGCTAGTAAAGATACATCTTTCATAGTTAAGTAAGGTGTTACCATACGGAATAAACCTTTAATAGCTTTGGCACGAGACATATCAGCAACTGATTTCTCATTTAAAGCATCTTCTAATTCTTTCTTAGAAGCAAGGTTACCAATAGAGTCAATAACAATAATAACTTTATCTTTACGTTCGATAGCATCTAACTGACCAACAAGATCAAACTTAAGTTGTTCAACATCAACGATTGGAGTATGAAGTACACGATTAGTATCGATACCAAATGCTTCAAAGTACGACTGAGGTGAACCAAACTCTGAATCATAAAACAACATTACTGCGTCTTTATGTTCTTTAAGATAAGCTCCAGCCATAAGCAATGCAAATGACGTTTTAAAGTGTTTTGAAGGACCTGCTAGTACTGTAAGACCTGATGTTAAACCACCATCTGGATCACCAGATAAAGCAACATTGATCATTGGCACTTCAGTTTTACACGAACTTTTCTGACCAAAGAAAATACTATCAGCTAAAATATCTGTAGTTTTAATCTTTGAATTCTTTCTCAATTTATCCATTACACTCATCGTACTTTTCTCCTACCAAATTGCGTTTGTTCTGAACCTGAATCACGTTTTGTTCTTGCGATAGCTTCAGCCTTTTTACGTTTACGTTTCCATGTTGGTTTTTCATAGTATTCTTTTCTACGAACATCTTGTAGAATACCCGCTGCTTCAACAGCCTTTTTAAACTTGCGCATTGCTACATCAAATGGCATGTCTTGTTGTGGTCGCTGGTTCTTTTTACCTTTACGGTATTTTTGTGGTTCAGCAGTTAGAGTTATCTTTGGCATATTTCCTCGTCTATTAATTTATTTTGTAGATCTATTATAACATAAATTCAGTCAATTGTAAACTGTTTTTTTCACATTTATAATTTCTTTTTTTATTACATTGTACCATATACTTAGTATCAACAGAATCTAACTTTCCTTCTAAGTATTTCTTAACCATTTTAGCTGGATGTTCAGCTGTAGTAACTGGTACGTTCTGACACATATGATTAAGTGATCTTTTAGCATTGACCATCTGGTAATCAGTTGGTAGTTTCATCAATGACATAGCTTCTCGTACTGTTAAGAATCTATCTTCGTCTGGATGAGCTATGCTTGTTGGCATATGACCTACGAATGCTCCGATCTTATCCTTAGGTATTTCAACGCCTTTACGCATAATGTTACCGCCAGCTTTAATCTTATGAAAAGCCCTATCACATTTACGAGCTACGTTATCAAAACCATTTTCTCGCATCCACTCAGCAACTTTGTTATATGTTGTATGTTCTTCAATATAATCTTGAACGTTTACAGTTTTTTCAATCTTAGCAGCAAACTCTTGATGAGTAATCCCACCCTCGATATGTTCTAAGATATATTTGTAATATGGATCATCTGATGGTTTTTTCTCATTACATAAGATTTGAGACATTGGATCATTTTCATCGTTTACTACAGCTCTAATATCATCAGCAATCATTGTTGGTGGAATATTAATGTATTCAAACAATGGTACAGTATCTCCTTTCCAGAAGAAATAGAACGTACGATCTCTCACTTGGCTTAGACCATGCAATATTGATTTAGTCTTAAAGATACTAAAGGTATATCCATTAGCTTCAGCGATCTTACGTAATCTTTTTACTACAGGTTCACCCATCTTAGAAGCAAGTCTTGGTGCATTTTCTCCCCAGAATACTCTTGGACCCATTTCACTAAGAACGTATTCAGCTGATTTTACCATCCAATCATTTGCAGGATTGTCGCTTGACGAAGATGGGCTGAGTGAACTTAGACCAGCGCATGGACATATAGTATTAACTACATCTACATTAGACGGGTGTTTGACTCCCTCTGAGAGGTTCAAGTAAGGTATCTCATTATTATAGTAGTTTCTTAAATGTTCTTCGTTAGCTTGGAAGCCATCAAAAGTAAGAAAGTATTCTGGTCTCGTTTTAAATATGTTCTGCATTGCGATGGTTTCGCCACCAATCAATGGAACTATGCTTGCCCATGTAGCCATTTAGAAAAATCCTTCAAGTGTGTTATTATTTATGGGTGCGATGCCATTCCAATATGGATAGAATTCGCGTGATAGATGTATTGACTTCGGTTTTTCCATATATTGGAAATCAAGTTCACCAGATTTATTTAACAGTTTCTTAGTCCAACGTATAATTCCATACTGCTTTTCAATGTAGTCATTAAACTCATTACGAATATCAGTACGTTGTTGCCAAGAACCCCAGAAAGGCTGACCTTTATGGTAACCTGACTGTGGAAGCTTTCGTGATTCATGTTCAATGGGTAATAATTCGTATATCTTAGCATTGAATTTATCAGCTTCTGTTATATATCTATCAGCTAATTCTCGTACACTCGCTTCTAATCTAACTATATGATGACGAACATCGATATTACCAAAATAACAATGTAGTTCATCATACTCATCAGGAATATATGATTTGAATCCATCATTTAAAGCTCCGTTTAGAGTCTTAAATGGAACGCTATTAACTGTCCAGCCTGGTCTATACATACATATTGAATGACTATCACCAATAATAACTTTACGAGTTTGATTAGGAACATCAACTCGAATAGCAGTATCATACATTCTTTCAAGATTTACAAGATCAACTTCAGCCCATTGTGGTTGTACTTCACGTTTTGCAGAAGCTAATTTATCTCTAATCATTGTATGATATGGTGGGAAGTCCATACCTATAGAATAGACCTGACCTTTGAATTTAGAGAAATTGACAGTATTGCCAACATATGGAAAACCATAAACACCACCGAACATATTGAGCCCACCACTATAATCGCTGCCATGGTAAACCCACATATTATCATAAGCATTGTGATCAGTAATTTCTCCGCCATAGTTAACGTCACAGTTTCCATATTTTTCCTTAATCATATCGCCATATATAACACCTTGTGCTCCTCTATGAGAAGCCGCTCGTTTAGCGATAGGTATAAATGGACAGTTAATTATATTTTTCATATTAAAAGAACTCACTTAAATTGTTTTGTGGTGTCTTTGCTCTTGCAACTTGACGTCTTCTACAAGCTTTTTCATCATTTCGTATTTGTAGATATACACCATATTGACAACATAATACTTCAGTACCATAATACTTTAGACTATCTTGACTTTCACCAAAGAGTGTTGATCCATTAGATAGTTTAATATTATGAGCTTTGTTGTGGAAATCAACACCTTTAGTTAAACCAATAGCATCAGCATTTTCACGCATAAAATAAACAGCTTCAGCTAGATACTTGTTTGGAACATCTGGCCATAAAAGCTTGATAGTATAAACAGCACCTGGTCCTGGCGCTACAAATCTTTGATCATGATGATACTTCATTTGAGGTAAAACTGATGTTGAAGTAGCACAATGGAAACCATAGTATTCGCCAACTCCTGGTAAAGTTCTTAATAAAGTAAATACTTCAAAAAGATCTTTAGCAGCTAACATACCCTCAATTATTTTAGTATCTCTGAAAGAAGCAACCCATTCACTTACGTCAATTGGATGAAACTTACGATCAGGTTCATTATACTTTTTACGACAATAGTTTCTACCTGACGCTTGAATCGATGTATGTAACTCAGTAGTACCCCAGATTGGCAGCTTATTGATTCTACCCTTATCTATATTATCACGTAAAGACTTAATGTAATCAACATCGTTATCAGCAATACGATCAAAATCAACAAAGGTTCCTTCCTTTCCTGATACTACCCAGTGAACACCACGTGCTCCATAAAAGTGAGATATGATAGTGTTACCAACAATGTTAGTATCGCTCATTCCTGATTGAGCTATTTCAGTACCAATAAATCTCATACGATCATCTAACGTAATAGTTGGATGAAAGTACTCAACGTTCTCGCCTAAACCATGATCTATAACGCCATGTCTGTTTAGATTCTCATATAGATCATCACTATAACCTTGATTAATAGCAGCACGATCATTGATCTTTTTTAAAAAATGATTGAAGTCAAGCATAAGGTCTTTATTGAATGACCACCAATCATAATTATAGCTTCTAGTAGCCAATGAGACCCTCTCTTACCAAGTGGATCACATTTAACTTAGGATGAACCTTTTTAATCTCTTCGATTTGAATAGGATCATCCTCAAAATGTAATCCTATTCTATAAGATTCCATTAACTTTGCTATACAATACGCTTTATGAATACCAGAAGCTGTTCTGGAATACTCAGAATCAGTACGCTTTAATGGATTAAACATAACATGATTGTTTATGTCTCTAGATTTTAACATCTCAATCGTTTCTAATTCTTGCTCATAAGAACGACCAGTGATAATGATATCGTCTCGACCAGGGCGAACACCAGTAACATCATCACCAAAATAGATTACGCCATCGATATCAAATGTATTAATTAATTGCTTACGCATAATCGTTTTCACCTGATTGGAAAGTATAAGTTAAGTTCTCAACTTTAGGATTATTAGTTTTAAGTTGTGGACGAGTAATATCAGTTAAAATTCTACGAGCTAACGCATCACATTCAAACTTAGAATCAGCAGTTTTAAGTTGCTGTGGTGGAGTCTTTTGCGACCAAGCTGATGGACCACGTAAGTAACCAACAATACCCATTTCAGAAGCAACCTTAACGAATCGAATAGCATCATAAACAATACCAGCACTGTTTGGAGAATCTTGAACAGATAATCTAGCAGTTAATTCATAGCGAGCTCCGGCCCATCCCCAGAATACCATATCGATATTAGCGATCTTGTTATCTGATCCGATGTACTCATCACCCGGCTTTTGGAAAACTGTAAGTGATGGTCCAGCATACATTGTAAGACCAGCAATGTCTTTACCACGTACTGCAGCTTGACCATTTAATACATTTTCTTTAGAGATATGCTTGTTTTTCAAACGATCTTTAGTTGCCATGTTTAAGAAGTCTGTATTAGCAGTACGACCTGTACGACGCATATCGCCTTGAGTTGTACCACAAGCTTTGTTTTCTTGAATATGTTGAGTTACTAATAAACCAGAATCCATAATAGATCCTTGAAGAACTTCAGATAAACGAGACGCACCATAATCAGAACGCATATCAGAACCAACAATTGTCACATTGTTTTCGATAGCAAGTTCTTCTAATTCCATAGCGTCTTTAGTAGAAATATAAGTTGGCATACAGTTAACAACATGAACACCAGCTTTAATAGCATTTTCAATGTGCCATCTAGCTGCTTCTTCTGAACCTACTGGCATATAGTTTAGTAATACATCAACTTTATTAGATTTAAGAATATTACGATAAGCCGAAGCTGTAATTGCAGTTGTTGTTTTATCTTCTACGAACGAGATGTTTTCATTTAGATCATGCATATGAGGCGCAATCCCATCAAGTGTTGGTGAACGATAAACATAAGAGTTGCCAGATATACAGCTCATATCGTGACCTGGAGGAAATACTTCCATGTTACAATTTGGTTTTGCGTAGATCGCAGTATTTAATCGTTGACCAACTTTACGTGAATCTACGTCGAATCCAACTACGAAGTTAAAGTCTGGAGCTGAATAACCACCAATGTCTTCAAACATTAGGCCAATTGTATCATGAGGATTTTCGTTGTAGTATTGAACACCTTGAACAAGTGCTGAAGAACAGTTACCGACACCGGCGATTGCGATATTAATTTTAGACATTTTGTGTACCTTTATTTCAGTTTTTTAATGTGAGGTTGACTGGGATTAATCAGAGTAGCTCACTCGTAGTAATAACTTGTTTTGTTATTAGAAGTAGTTATAAGGTATATTATATCATACTTTTGATCAAATGTAAAGGGATTTTATAATATTATTTAATAAAAATATCAATCCAATACCATTAAGTAATATAAGAGCTCTATCCTTCCAGAGAATAGACACCCATAACCATAACATAATTCCAATAGCAGACAATGATAGATCTATTAATTGTAGACCATCAACGCCTCTAACGGACATAGCGGATAGAACGAAGATTGAAGCTACCCACTTAACATACCAATCTAATGGCTTTTTACTCTTTGTGGTCATAATATTTTTTAAATAGCATACTGCCATTTTCAGTTAGAGTTAATACGAACTGATCACCGATATTATACGGAGTTTGTTCTATGACGATTTGAGATCTTCCATCGCCGTTCGACATAAGTACTCCGTCATCATCCATTTCGAATTGATAGCCTATGTATTTCATAACGGAACCGTATAATATTCAAGTAATTTGTTATGTGCCGCGAGTTGTTCTATGTAAACTACAAGATCATCTGGATGAGCATACTCTGGGCATACATTAATATATCCTTCTAAATCTTCAATGGCTGAATATAGTTTTGCTAAGAACAATTCATCAACAAAATCTGTATGAATATCCATATGTAC